TCATCAGTACAACATTCAGGTGATATAGGTTCCCCATTTGATAGTATTGTACCATCTATTTGGAACGTCATTGTAGCTATAGAAGGACACTGTGTATTAAGTGGTAACCAATAACCATCACAACACTGTTCATCTTGTAGTGGTAGCGTTATTAACTTACCATTTTCATCTGTAAACTGATAGTAAACCCCACCATCATTATTCCACACATAACTATATTGACACGGTTCACATACCTCAGCCTCTCCCGCGTTAAATGTAATCTTCATAGAATATGTGTCACCACTAGTTCTACCTATTTCTGGACCATCAGCCTGACCTGTAATAACTAATCCCGCTGATACGACATTAGCGTTATCATTAGGGTCTAACAAATGGTCAGGTATCATAACACCATAAGGAGCTATACCAAACCCACTTTCAAATGGTGAAAAATCACCCTCATTGAAATCTAAAAAGAAGTTTGTTTCCTGAACCTCAACCCTCTCTTGTACGATGGTTGGTTGGAAGTCACTTATGAAACATCTATATTGGTCTAGGTATCTTTGACCGAAATCATATGGACCGTAATGTGGGTTATTACCCGTTGTCCTATCTGTACCACCATTATACCAAAAACCATCCATTTGGAAGTAGTTTTCGGGTGTATTAGGTAATGTTCTAGGGAAACCAAAATCATCAAACGGGAAGTTGGTTGAGGTGAACACTTCAAATTCATCTGTAGCATCACCTAAAATTCTAGTGATTTCAAATAGCGTGTCTGTAACATTAATTTTATCCTTTGTTAAATAAACACATTCATCTAAACTAACTAGACATTCATTAATACCGAATAGTTTCAAAAAGAATTCTAATACTTTCCTACTACCCTTTGATTTAAATAACCACCAAGCATTTATTACCAACCTTCTCCATAACTCAATATCCATTTCTCTAGGTGAAAGTTCTCTAGAATAACCAGCAAATTGTGGTTCATAACCTGGTGTAATTTCTTCTAATACATTAAAATTATTTGTACCCAAACTAAGTAACACATCAAACCCTAAGGTTTTTGCCATCATCTTAATTAGGTTATCTGAGGTATTATCTTGTTTATTGTATGTTACTACATTAGCAAACGAAATACCATCTATATACTTCTTACATTCATCATATTCTCTACCATAAATCCTTAATAACTTGGAAACTTTCATCCCCGTTATTTCACTACCGCCACCATCGGTATCCCATTCATGAATAGATTCTGAAACAAACCTTCTAGACACTAGGTCTGTTTTATTCTCATCAAAATCATTAGCGTAACCAAATAACTCTTCTAGATATTGGTTATAATCTGTTGTGTCAGTATCTAAGTTATACCCATCACTAGTAGGCCAAGTACTACTAACCTTAGTATAAACCAAAGTACCTAATTCAGATTTAAATGGTTTATCTAATGTTATAGTGTATTTTGGTTGTATTAATCTGTCTAATAGTACTTCACCGAATTCTGATAAACTGTGGAAAAAGTTCTCCACCAATTGGTGTTTAGGTTTAAAATGGTATTCAGGCCTACCGAACGTAGCTCCCGATAAGAATGTACCAAATGGGTCACCATCAACTTTAACTGATAAGTACGGAAATGTTTCTGTTGAACCTGTAAACTCTATAACTGGGTATTCTATATTATCAAACCATATAACATAGTTTAGGTAAGCTGTTGGAATATCATTCAAATCATTACTAGTACTTTGGTTAGTGTAGTTCAACCCAAACTTATTTTCTATAGCTACTGTAGGTATTAAGAATGTTGATTTATTAACCATATCATCATAACTGTAGGTCAATAAAGTGTTTACAGGAAATTCTCTCTCTGATTGATAAGGTGGTAAATCTACAACATATAAGGACGCAGGCCATGCGTTTAGAATGTCAGTTATTTCTGATTCTAAAAATTTAACAAAACTACCGTAATAGACATATCTACTTAAATCACTCTTATTGTAGTTTAAGTTAACTATCAGGTCGTTATTAGATATTTGTTCTGATTGTGACTCAGTTAGATTTAAATCCACCAAACAAAATTCTTGAGACCAATCACCTAGTTTAAAATCTTTTGCTACCCTACCTTCGAAGTTAGTTGTGATAGCAAAGTTACCGAACGTAAAATAAGGTGTACCACCATTAGAGGTGAATTGGAACCCTACTAAATCAGGTGAAAAATCACCCTGTCTTTTTTTATACGCCTCGGTTAATGAACCAGGTACAACTTTTTTAATAGCCATTTAACCGTTTATTGTTGTGGTGTAGTTATTATATCAAAATCTTTTGACTCATCGATATCATCAACCTCTTCCCTAACCTCATATAGTGGTTCACCAGTAAATTGGTCTTGGATTTCATAAAGGTTGTATTGTTTGTATATATTATTATTGAAGTCGTATAGAGTGTACCTACCGTCTTGAATACCTTTAGTTTGGTTACCATATAACCCGATAGCTAATGTATCAATATCGTGTTCAGCAATTTCTACCTCTATCATAAATGGGTCGAAATTTGTGTGTGAAATTATGATTTCATCACCTGGGTTACCAATGAACGGGAAACTATTTGGTTTCACGTTTGGTGCTGACGATGGTGTCAACGTTAAATAAACTAAACTAGAGTTATCGTTAAACCTGTATCTAACAGACTTTTGTGTAGTATTGGGTTGGTTTTGATTGACAGGTTCTACCCTATTTGCTGAGGTTATAATTCTAAAAGCGTCACTATTCTTATATTCTACTCTAGAACCAACCAATGATTCAATAGAACCTTGTAAATCAGTTTCCTCTATAACAATACCCTTTTTACTTGGGAACGCCGCTAACGAACCACAATCTGATATTGTTGTTATTATTGTTCTAGGTCTTATTATTATATTATAGAACCCTAATTCAGAAAAATTAGCTGACGGTAATCTTAAATTATACCACCCATTCATTGTACCCTCTGTGATAGGGTCATTTATTCTTGTTAATATGGTTGCCGCGTCAATTACTTGGGGTTCACCGGCTGGTAAAACATCCCTAGATGGTGAATATGTGTATATCACCTCCATTTGGTTTGGGTCGACGTTAGCTAACCTTTTTACTCCATAATTACCTACTGCCATTTCATTTATTGTTTAACTACGTTGTAAAAACCGTTCTTGTATTTTTCCAACTGTTCTATGTTATTTATATCTTCTAGTCTTGAATGTCTTTCATAAATATTAGAGGATGTTCTCTCTATAAATATTTCATTGTTGATTTCAGGTGGAAATACTTGTCCTAATTTTTCCTCCTCTTTTATTGCTGGGTATTCAATAAAATCATTACCACTTAAAAATGATTTAAAAGTGGTTGTTGATTCATTAGTATTTTGTGGTTTAGATGCTAACCTTCTCCTATTACTAATAGTAGGCATAAAGGTTGTTTGTTGTCCATCAGTTTCAATACCACCAGCAAGTCCAAATGACACATCTATTTTCTTGTTAGGGTCGTTTAACACAAACTCCGACACATATTCGATGCCGTTAACACTATATTCAACCCTTATAGCGTTATCACCATTATCATTCACAAATTCTACAACATTAGTAACACCCTTAACACCAACCTTATATGGGTTGCTTAAGTCGTGTGTTGATACTTGTGATAATTTACTACTAGTATATCCTGTTACCATATTAATTGTTTTTTACACAGTAAAAATGCCATACGTGTTTATAGTTACCATTACCATCAGTAGTTGTACTGATATGCTTTATACCCTCAAACGGGTTCTCACAACATTGTGAACCATCACAAGGAATGTTACCATCACACCCTGTACCTGCCGTACCCAATAATACATGACTATTTACAGGACCAGGACAACATGTTGTGCCACCACAACCATTACCTGTACACCCATTAACAATACCATACGTACCACAAGATGAGTGTGTGGCTTTACACCAATCTATAGATGCTGCCAACGCTGTTGATGCATAAGTCGACCATGGTGTTGAAATATATCCCGTACTTAATCTATGACAAGCACCGAGGTCTTCACCACCTCCACCACCTCCAGCACCTGAGTATCCACCAAATGGGTACTCACAACAACTATCATCACCATTACATGGTATAGTAGCACCTGGATTGTAGTTATTTGCTGCAGGGTCTGTACAACCCTCTATCTGTACGGTACCACCTGGACCGTTAGCTACTTCACCGTCAACATATGGATTACCATCCCAATCAACAGTATCATCGTCTCCACCATCATTACTACCGTCATTAGAGTTATCCCATAGTGTTGATAAGTCAATTACTTGTGATTCCTCTTTTTCATCGTAGTCAGTATATATCCCTAAATCATCTATTGTTTGTTTTAAGACTATAGGTAGGAATTTATCTGTAGTTACTAACTTTATTGTGTCAATAACACCATCACCATCAGAATCAATTGTGCTAATAAAACGTTCTATTTGTACCCTTCTCTTATAAAGTTCCATTACTGTATAATTTGTTCTGTGAGTGTTATGGAACTAATAGTGTTAGCTCCAACACCCGATACGGGCCCGAATTGATATTCTCCGTTATTATTTTTTGGGTTCACTATTAATAATGGGCTAGTCCACCAACTACTATTATTACTAAATTGTGATATAGTTACTGGTGATGTCACACTTAATGGTGTGTTAATAAATTCATGTATTTTACCTGTTTTAGCATTAAAAAATCTACCAATCATATAGACAGTCCTATTTTGATTAGTGGTTTTAAATAACTCATCATTCCTCAACCAATAAATCTTACTAAGGTTCACCGATGGGGTTATAGTACCGAATATATCAACCTCCTCGAAAAATAATAAGTTTCTATTTTGTGGTTCATTAGTATCATAAAAATACAATCTGAAGTAACTATTTCTAAAATTGTTTTTACCATAATCTGTGGGTAAATCAAATCCTGCTGCCGCGTAATCATTAACAAAAGTGTTTGTCATCTCATTATAAAATCTAAAAGTTAAATCATACCCTTGTGTATTAGGTGATTTATACTTTATTTGTTCTCCATCATATGTTGGGTTAACACTTTTATATACTTCTTGGTTAACCAATCTATCAACCCCTTCTCCCACACCTACAGGTGTGAATTGTAAGTTAATAGGTAATGTAATATATTTAGATGTTTGTGTGAAAGCAGAAGTAGATGTGGAACCAGTTGTACCGACACCACTATATGGTAATGTTATTCTATACCTACTAAAAATCATTAACACAAATCTTTTGGTTCAATCGTTATGACACCACTTTGGTCAATTTTATCCATTGGGTCTTGTCTTCTCACAAATATGTGACCAGGTTTATAATAGTAATGGCATCCATTAACAAATGGATAATTAACCTTAATGTCGTTAGTTGGTTCGAAGATACCTATATCTAATAAATCTCTCCATGCCGTACTACCGTCAGGGTATAACTCGAAATTGTTAGGTATGCCTATGATAACCTCATTAGGTTCAGCAGTCTCTATCACATCTGAATATACTCTTAGTTGAAATTTTTTAAATGGTTTATGATAGTATCCTTCATCGTTAGGTGTTGCGTTTAACCCAAACCTATGTATGATTTCAGAGATAGTAATCTCTTTTAATGTCGCCCTATTATATTCTACATAATCACCAACATATCTATCACCAACATCACCTTTTTGTATGGTACCAACACCACTAGCATTATAAACAGATATTGTTTCAATACCGTTCAACGTATTACTATCAATCTCATTAAACTCCCAATCAGCAGTCACATTAGACCATGGGAATGTATTAGACCCTGAACGTTTAATAATAGCTAGATACACCTCACTAACCTCACCACCTCTATTATCAGTATACTTACCTAAATTAACATCTTCATTATAATGATATAACCAAGTATCATTAGCGACACCAAATTCATTGACTAATGAGTTGGGGTATATGCTGGAACTATAACCAGCTTTATACGTTTCGTAGTCATTACTTGTCAAAACCTCAAAGTACCTAACATAATACTCTGAAGGTGTACCATTCATAAATCTGTATCTTGGTCTAGGGTTAGAAAATGTCGTTGATTGCCCTTTTGTTGTATATACTGTCAATTCTATTGTGAATCTATAATCGTCCACCACTTCAACAACTTTATACATACCGTTTAGTACCCCCACGCCTCTAATATCGATGTATTCACCCTTTGTTAATGAATGTTTATTAGCTGAGTTGATTAGTGTGAATATTACCTCGCTAGGTAAGAAGGAACCTGTAGTGTTACCATCTATCCCTGAAGATGTTATTGACACTATTTCAATGGAGTTACTGAAATTTAAATCTTGTGTACTAACGTTAAGTACCCTTTTATAATTACCTGAACTAGTATTACCTTGATAATCAGCGTCTAATGTAAAACTAGTATCCTCATTTTCACCATTAATACCTACGGTTAAAACCTTATGTATCCCTTGGTAAATATTAACTGATGATGTATCATATATGTAAACAAAATCACCTTCTGATAATTTGTGTTCTTGAATACCCTTCACACCAACCTTTAGGTCAGACCCATTAGGTGCTGTTGGTACAATTTCATAGAATTGTGGACCCAATTCTGCCCTACTTTGAACGGTGGAACCACTAACCCTAGCGTTAATCATGAAGTTTTTATCACTTTCTACAGGGTGTGTAATTTGTAAAACCCAATTGTTAGGTGTATTACTAGGATTACCATCAAATAATATATCCCAATCACCACTTACGGCATCAGGAGTTAATTCATTAGCTGTTATAACATTTAGTCTACCTGAAAATCTGTAACATTTGGAGGTTTTTCTCTCCTCATTAAAAATTTCATCAACATTTAAGACCTTATCAATATCATACTCAACTAATGGTTTCGTAGAAGAATTTAAGCCTATATTAATTTGTGCATCCTCATCAACACCTAACTTAAATCTTTTACTAACTGGTACATGTCTCCTTAATCTATCCATTATTAAGTCTTAACCCTAACTTTAATATCTACTTCAGGGAATCTTACTTGGAACATTGAATCGTACTCGGCGAACAAAGCAAAATCTTCTGTTAAGTTTATTTGTTTTTCAACCTCATCAAGAAATTCTTGTGAAGTAACATTGAGTGAATATTCTCCACCTGTTAAATTAAATACACGAATATCTGTGACGTTAAGTACACCACCGACATTGTTAACTTGTTCAACTAATTGAGCTAAGTATACATTATCACCCATATCCCATTTATTAATATCAAAATAGGATTTTACTTTACTAATGATGTTGTTAATAATTTCACCTTGTGAGAATGATTTATCTGTAAACACGTCTATCTCAAAACCTAAATCAAACACCTTACCGTCTTTAGTAAGAACGTAATCATTTATCATCCTATAATCAGATAACCATGTTGCAATATTTTCTTTTAGAGCGTTTGTCGATTGGTTAGTTAACTTACCTGCACTATCCAAACCTAATATAGCTATTTCTATTTTATTTTGATTTTCAGAGACATTATTTCTGAACGGTATACCGAATTGTCCTGGCATCTTATCTATCGCTACAACATAATCTTTAATTGTTACCGCCCTATTTTGTGACGCAAAGTTATAACGAATCATTTGTCTAATATGTTCAGTTGATGGGGCGTCAGCTCCACCGAAACTAGGTATCGGGTTATTAACCGCTAACGACCTCCTAACAAATTGATTTGTTTGTGGGCTAGGTCCATTAACCTCCATAGTAAAGTTACCAACACTAGTTATTGTGTTCGCTCCAACATTACCTGCGGCTCCACCACCAACTCTATATCTAACAAACATTGTTGTACCAGCCTTAGGTGTCTCACCTAGTGCTGTTGAGTTAATGAAGTCTCCAATTCTCATTATGAATTGGTTTTGTTCGTATTGTGAAAGTAAGTCCTCATCAGCATTACCACTACCGAATGTTATTCTACAAAACCCTCTATCAGTGAAATCTTTTATAAACCTTCTATCCATAGTAACCCACTTACCTGGAATAATACCTGAATTATCTGTAGTTCTAGCCGTATCTCTCATAAAGATTTTATCTTCAGCTAATGAATCCATCTCAAACCATCTATTATCGAAATTGGAGTAGTCGTCTAGTGTTGGGTTTGATGTAAGGCTAGTACCTTCTAGAGCTATTATTTGTTCTACTGATAATACGTTAGTGTCTGGTAGTATGATTTCAAAAAACGGTCTGACATCTGTATCTGAAATACTTCTTTTATATAGTTTAGTCGTACCATTTACCACTAATTCCCTTTTAACTAAGGTATAGTTTTGTATAGTACCATTAACATCAATATTTGGTAGTATCAGTCTGTTGGGTGTTCCTCCGACACTGAAAGGTGAGGAGAAATCAATATCTTCGAGAGTTTCAAAGTTTTGTCCACCACCAGCTACTTGTGCCCCAAACTTTAATAAAGGTGCGTACCTAATATCGAATGTATCACCTCTTGCGGGTACTGTAACAGCGAAATCTACTAATGTTACACTAGGTCTTTTGCCAGGGACATTTAACCCCAATGTTCTAGCCATATTCAATAATGAACTTCTTTCCTGAGCATACTCTAATTGTGTCTCTTGGAACATTCTATCGGTATGGAATGATAACATATCACCTACCGCCGCGTTAAGTTCAACTAACATGGTACCAACCGACGCGTCATTAAAGTCTTGGAAGATGTCGGGGTAATATTTCTTGATGAAATTAAATAACTCAGTCCTTACATCCGCGAAGTTCCTAGCGAAATAATTTATCTTTCTTTCGTTTGCAGCCATATTATATTTCTATTTCTACGAAATCAGATGATATGAAAGCTAATGTTGTTACTGTATAGTCTAGTCTTGCTATAGCAGTGTGTTCATTTGATTCTGATTTTGTAACTGTTATTTCATTTATTTGTAGATTAGGTATGAACTTATTGATTGCTTGTTGTAGTTCTTGTTTAATACCTTCATGTACCTTACCCTCATTTTGTTCAAATAGGTACTGTCTAAGGTTCGTACCAAAACTAGGTAGGTATAAACGTTCCCTTCTGGTGGTTAATAAAAGGTGTAATAAGTCTGATTTGATGGCCTCCTCATTGGTTTGGGTCATCTCTACGAACTTACCTTTTGGGTCGTCACTAAATGGGAATTTTATGTTTATGAATCTTTCAGCCATAACTCTTTTTAATATAAATATCCAATTAAGAAATTTAGTGTAACATTTTCAAAACTGTAGTGCATAAAAAATCCCCAAGTCAATGGGGATGCGATTATTTTTTTCTCATATTCTCTACGGCCTTCTGAATGGACCCCTTGTTGTGGAGTGCTAGAGTATCTAAATACTTCTTTTTCAATTCATATAAATCTTTAGCACTTTCATTGAGTCCTTTGATTTTTTCCCACTCTTGTCGATGTATCAACATTGTTGCGTCTTTAATCTCACATGGGACCAACCAACCACCTTCAGTGAATTTAAATGCCATCGGTGGTACCGATTCTTCTTTTAAGATTTTACGAATAGTTTCTCTCATACCTATAAATATGAAAAAACCCCACAAAAAATGTGGGGTCCCTTTTTTAATTTTCAATCAGTTTAGTCGTCACCGTCAGTGTTTACTGAATCAACTTCTGAAATCTCACTCAAGTCAACATCTATTTCACAAGCTCCACCAGCACATGCTAGTTCACCTGAAAGATTTGTGTTGTCTTGTAGTTCAACAACTTTAGTTAAATCGATGTCTGTTAACGAACTCATCATTTCATTGTAAGTATCTACATCACAATCCTCAAAAGGTGCTTGTGTGTATGTACCACCGTTGTACGGTAGAACTGATAGTCCATTGTAAAACTCTCTGTTTGACCAAAACCACTCACCAACTAAATCCCACTCATCTTCTTTAATAGATACTGTAGCGGATATGTTATGTGTGTTCTGTCCGTTTCTATGACCTGGTCTAACCCATTCTTGAGTTACTTTCTTTACTCTTTCCAATAACTGAAAAACTGATTCAGTTCTTAGGATAGCTCCGTCAGGTGCCTTTTGTGGAACGGAAATAACTGCCGTGTCGTGTGGTCTAAACACTTCATCTTCAAGTAGTTCAGGATGGTATATACTCAAGTATTGGTATATTGCCTCATTCTTACCTACCCTAATTCTTCTAATGTAGTAGTCATTATGCCAAGCGTGAATACCTGATGACGTACCAAGTGTTAATGAAGTAGTTCCAGCTGGTTTAACTGTTGTAGTTCTAGCTGACCTTTTAATTCCAATGATGTCAGCAATTCTAGCGTTTTCATCTTTAACGATTTTTGCTGCTTGTTTCATATCATAACCTAATACAACACCTGAACCAATACCTGTCATTGATACACCAATAAGTGCGTCTTTTTCAGTAGTTCTTTTCCAAACATCTCTTAAGTAATGGAAGTCAGTATATCCTGCTTGAAGTGTTCCAATAAATGCTGCTACTCTCACTCTTTCGTTGTAATCGTCTTGTGATTCAATGTTAGATACATTAACCTCACAAAGGTTACAGAATTGGTAAGGTCTTAGTGCTATCTCGCAACAAGGATTAGTTCCCCAATCTTTATCGTTTGTTAAATAGATTCCAGGTTCTCCTGAACCACTAAGTTCGATTCTTTTCCAAATATCATTAAAGAAATCTTTGGTCAATCTATGTCTCAATAATGCTGCTGAGTTATTAGCTCTACCTCTTTGTGGATTCAATTCCCACCATGGTCCTGATTTACATGCTACCATTTCATCATCATCTGCTGAGAATAGTGAAATAAGTGCCGCTCTTCTGATACCACCTGCTAAAACCGCGTCAGCGATGTAACATACAACATCATGTACTTCAATAGGTTTCAACTTAGACCTATCTTCTTTTGCGTCCAACACTTTCTTAATATTATGAATACAATCTTTAAGTGGTTGTGGACCAGGTGCTTTACCACCTGAGGTTACCAACATAGCCCCTTTAGGTCTAATGTCAGAGAAATCAAATTCAGGTGTAGATGAATTAACACCAAAGTATGATTTCATTAAAACTTTGATAGCGTCAGCCCATCCCTCAATGGAGTCACTGATTAGATATCTTCTAGTTCTGTTTGGGTTTGGTTTTCTAATTTCGGGTAATTTATCTACGTGGTGTTTCTGTACTGAGAACCCTACTCCTGTACCACCTAGTAGTAAAAACATTGTTTCAGCGAATGAATCCATATGGTCAATCGGAAGATACGCACAGTTGTAAATTCTGTTAGGTGATATCTCGATTGGTTTTCCACCAAATTGCATCGACCTCATAGATGGTAGAACCTTCTTATCGTATACCATTTGATAAGCGTTTCTAATCTCCTCTTCTAAGTTCGGATACTTCTTGATATGCATGTTCATATTTCTCGTTACCAACTCCTCCCATGACTCTCTTCTTTGTAACTCAGGGATATACTTGGCGTATTTCATATGGACAGTAATCTCTGATAGAATTTCGTTTGATAATTCCATTGTTTAAAATTTTAGTTAATAAATTATTGTTAATTTTGGTTACTAGACTCTGATTGTTTCCTTTCACGAATCCTCTTCAATCTTTCTCTATTCGCGTCTTCCTTACGTTCTTCAACTTTCTTTTCGTAACCCAAGAATGTTTCTGACGCCTCAGTGTCAATATGTACTCTTCCGTTATCGAAAATACAATCCTCGAAAAGAACTCCGTCTCTACCGAATCTAGATTTTAAAACCGCTATAGTAGCCCTACCACCTTCTTTTTGTGGTAACGTTCTAGCTATAGACATAATAAAGTGACCTATTTGAGCCTTTTTAATGGAACCACCCATTTGGTCTCCTGTCACTACATCTGATGAAATGGAACTTCTGTTTCCTTGAACTGCTGTCCAACCTACCATGTTATACTCATGTAACATAGATTCGAATCCTCTCATCACATTACCCTCTCCTGACCATTCATCATTATATTTACGTGCTGATTCAACACAATCAATATAATCGACAATAACCATATCGGGTTTGAAACCTATTGAAATAAGATGTCTGATGTAGGATTTAATGTGGTTAACAGTAACTCCTTCAGACGAAAACTTTCTAATAACTAAATCGTTTTCCTTACCTTCCGTTTTCTCTTTTACTACACTTAAGATTTCTTCTTCACGTCCTTTGAACTCGTTAAGAGCAATCCCACTCCAACAAGCTGCATGTTTACGTTTTATAACATCGGGTAAATCTTCAAATACGATTTGTAAAACATTGTAACCAGCCTCATAAGCTGTGTTAGCAATTTTGGTTAGTATTGTTGTTTTACCAACACCATAAGGTGCTAATACAACCCCAAGTTCACCTCTAGACAACCCACCATCGGTTAAATCGTCAATACCACTTATTCCCGTAGGAATTGGGTGTCTAAAATTTTCCTGTAGTACGGTATCCCATTCGTCTGCGATTGAGGTACCATCGTCTTTCTCAGCCCCTACAGATAGAGCTTCTTTCATTATTTCGGCACATTCTTCATACTTGTCAAATTCTCCTCCATCGATAATTTTCGATATTTTGCTATTCGCTTTTTTGAGTTCTTGTTGTCTACAGAAGTTGAGTGCCTTCTCCTGTACAAATTCCCAATCTTCGACCTCTAAATTTCTGATTTCTTTCGTAATCTCGAAAACATAATCACGGGTGATTTTATCTTTGATTTCAACCTTTAACATAGTCTCCAAAGTATCCCAAGCTGGGACTTTTTCGAATCTCTCGTTGTAATCAATAATCGTCGCGATAATCAATCTGAAATACTCGTTATCAAAGTATCCTGCGTGTAAAATGTCTACTATTCTATCTGCGAATTTTTTATTTGCTGGGTGAAGAATTTGATTAATTAATTCTGTTTGAAACTTGTATCCTAAATAACCTAATGTAACTTTTTCACTCATAATAATTTCCAGCTTTTTTCGTTTCTAAATAAATAGAATTTATACATTGATTCCGCTGTATTCCACATCAAAATTTTCACGCGATAACGTTTCCTGAATCGTATCGATGATTGAAGGAATAATCTTTCTGATATCTACACTATATCTCACTCTCTGTGGATACACATTTCCAGTGAAAGTACGCTTAGCAACACATCTTCCATCGACCTTAATTTCGAAATCGAAAGTATCTTCTTTCTCGTAAACATCTACTGTTGGAACGTCTTCCTTAGCTTGTACTTTGTAAGGGTTAAAGTGACCCCACAAGTAATCCTTAGACTTAGCTTTCATATCCTTTTGGATTATTCTAGTACAATCATTAACACACTCAATCATGTCTAATGACTTTAACACTCTGTGATTGTAGTTCTTAACTGAAAAATATCTTTGACAGATAATGTTTCCGTTGATGTATAATATAAATTCGAACTTTTTCATTTTTTTCTATTTTTAAAATTTAACTTCTCTTTTTTACTTAATTTGATGAACGGTTCCATGAAGTTTAAGTAACCGTTTTCACCACCAGGGAGTGCGAACATCACACCATCCTCCAACATATACTTCAATACATGTTTTTGGTCTCTTCCTTCGGGGTCTATTGGTAGTCTGATTAAATCTTTAACTGCCTCTTTAGCCTCCTCAGGTAGTAGTGGGTCGTTTAGGTCAATTATCTTACGATTAATCTCATAAACGGGTCCTCTATGTACCCCCTTCGATTTTCCCTCTATTAGGTTTTCATATACTTTTAAAGGTTTGTTTCCCCTCTCTTCTTGTAAAACTTTACTCCTATCAAGTATCTCCTCAAGTGTCACCTCTCTTTCTTTTATTTCAGGGAAGTGTTTGAGTAGTGTGTTTTCTGTTACACCGTCGATTCCTTTTATGTTGTCACTAGAACAACCCTCAATGATTTTAACTAATCCAGCGTTCTTGTAATGGTGTTGGAAATACCATTGGTAATTACCGATACCTACAAGTTGTTTCTTATCAGCTAAGTATATTGTTACTGTTTCACTGATTAACTGACAGATGTCTCTATCATTGGTGTAGATTATGACTTCTTCACCCCTCTTTTTATTCTGACAATAAAAGGCTTGTAAGTCATCTGATTCCACATCAGGGTGTTCATATTGACGTATAAATAATTCTTCAGCGTATTGTTTAACACGTAGTTTT